TCAAAACGGATCCGGCTCTTCTATCAATTCCACAAGCCTTGGGAAAGTATCGCTATACCAAACAGGTAGTAACGTGTCCGGATAATCAATGCGTGTACTATTCACTCCGTACTTTAATCCTTTTAAGGATATTGCTTTATATGATTCCCCGTTTTTGTTGCGAATCTCCATGAAGCCTTTTTCTATCAACAACTGGTTGAATTGTGCTGCCGTGTACTTTTTCCCGTGTATCTTTAACAGGTCCGTCAAAGTGTATGCTTTGCGTACTATCTTACATTTATCTTTCTCTTTTGCAGGGGATGGGGTAAGCTTCTCAATGCATGGGCGTTTTTCTTCCGGTGTGTTCTCTGTAGAAACGGGTATATCAATCATTGGCAAACCTTTTTCTTCCGCTATCTTCTTCATTAGTTCCAGTGTTAAGGCTTTATCCGCTCCGCCTAACCTTTGCAAAGCGCCTACCCATTCGATAAGTTCATGTACCGTATGACCTGCTCCGGAATCTGTCGGATCAGGTAGGGCATTACATTCCTTTGCCCTATCTTCTCTTTCCAGTTCATCCCAACGGAGAATTAACTTTGCACGGGCTTCGTCGTTGAACTTGGTAGCGATGTACATACATTCCCGGTAGTCTAGTAGATACATAGGGCGTTCTTGGTTGTTAGCGTCTAGGTAGGAGCCGCAACCAAATCTGGTTTGGGCTACTTTCACCCATGCCGGTTCCATTGCTCGGATAGACCGCAATACATGATGGTGTAGTTTTCCGGTCATTTCCGCAATCTCCACGGATGACATAGTCCTTTTGTGCGCACTCGGCTCATTTTTGAGTTCAGTGCTTGCATTAATGATTCTTGTTTTCATAATCGATTATAATTAAGAAGTTATTGCTTTATATTCAGCCGAGACCAAAATTGGACCCGGCTAATTTTCTTTTGTTCCTTTCGCATTGAGCACCGGACATACATAGCCGACACCATGACGTTTTTAAATGATAGCTTTTGCCGTTCCGGAACACCGTGCGATCATAGAAGCGGTGAAGGGGAAGAACCTTGCCGCAATGTGTGCATCTCTTCCGTTCTACTCCGTCCACTATAACCCGGTTTTTGGGCTTCCGTTTAACCAGCCGACACGAAAGACACTCATGTGCGCCATATCTTCGGCAATAAGCTATAGACCGTTCACCGCATTTGGCGAAGTGGATGCAATCGGGCCGTGGTGATGTTTGATGTATATTCATAATCGGATTCTTTTAAATGTAAACCCGGCAACCGTATTGTTACCGGGGTGGCTTTGTTGATTGGCGTCAACTAATGTGTCGGACCGAAGCCCCCTGACAAAATCTATTATAGTGCTTTGATTTCGGTTTCGTCTCTTAATCCTAAGTATTCATTATCATCTTTTAGGCCTGTAAGCCCAAGCGGGGTTTTGCGTTCATGCCAACATTTTTCAGTCAAATCATTAACTAGGCTGATAATATGTATAAGTGTCTCGATTGTACACTTATTGTCATCAAACACATAATTATCTGCGTTGAGAATATCCTTAATCAAGTTCAGCAACCCAGATGATAAGCCGAACATACCGGCATGGTCTAAAATCTCTTTACCGAACTTTGCAAGTTTGCAAACTTGGTCTGCATTCAGACCTTCAAACTTTTCTCTAATTTCTGAAAATTCCATAATGTTTTTATTTATTGATGTGAGTTGTAAACCATTTCATTTAGTACGGTGTAACCGTCTTTGCCTAGATTAACATTATAACTAGTGCCAGAGTCTATACTAGCTAAGCTATCAATAACGCAAGTTTGGCAGTACATAATGTTAACCGTTACTTTATCGTTGTTCTGTAGAAGCTTCAGCAGCCTTTCGATAAACTGCTCTCCTTGCTCTGTCCGCTCTTTGCTGGCGGGTTCTATTATCATTCCCATAGTTGTATTTTATATTGATGGTTTCCCATTGTTATCGTTAAACATTTCATCCCATACGCAGAAAGCAAGAAGGATGATACAGACAATTAGTGTTACGTTCATAATTGATTAAATATCAAAGAAGTGCTCTCCGGGCTTCTTGAAAAAACGATATCCGGTATACAAGCAACCTAATACTATCAATATTTCCATCTCGTTATAGTTTAAGAGTTGTAACCTGTTGGTATATCGTGGAGGCTCTTATTATTTCTAATGGTGTGCCGGTCACTTCTATTGCTGTGTACTCTTCGTATTCGAATACATTATGCTTTATTCCTTCTATCTTTAGCATGGTAGTAATATCCTCTACTTGCTTGCTCTCGTGGAGCTTGTAGACCTTTGTTTCTGTCATAGTGTATATTTTATGATGGGGTAGCGTTTTACGACCCCATCCGATTAATAATCAATCACCACAATACAACCCACATCCGTAGCCCATTGCACGACTAATACGGTCCTGGTATTCATTATAAGAGATACCCTCTTTGCGTGCTGCTATCTCGGCTTTCATGCGTTCCGCTTTGGCTTCCGCTTCTCTTCTGATCCGGTCGGCTTCGATTTGTGCACGAAAAAGAACCGAACTAATAGCGGCTTGCTCTCTTTTCTCACGTGCCTTTTCTTCATGTACTTTTTCTTCCTCTTCGATTGCTTTGCATTTTTCTGCTATGGACTTTTCCCATTTTGCTGTTTTCCAAGATTTACGGAGTGCATCGGCAAATGTCGGGTACTTTGCACGGGCGTTCGTAAATAGGGCCCAAGCTTTTTTCATTATCTTGCTTAAATCGTATCTTTTCATGTTTCGTGATTATTAATGTTACTTTTATGATGCAAATGTAACCCTTATTGTCACATTTGCAAAATATGAATCTTATAAAATTTGATATTTAACGTTACTTAACCGAATGGACGTGATAATATACGTTTCATGTGAGTATATTTGCAACTGTAACATTTAATATCACATAATTATGAAACTATCAGTAAAAGAGGTATGTAAAGAAAAAGGGCTTACAATTCAAGACCTTGCCGATAAAATGGAAATGAAAAGAGAAAGTTTAAGTCGGGCTATAAATGGAAATCCAACGCTTGAAACATTGGAAAAGATTGCATCAGCTTTAGAGGTTGATATTACAGAACTGTTTGGACCTTCTTCTTCCGGTGGTATTATTGGAGTGATCCGCATAAGAGATACCAATTACAATATAAATAGCGTATCGGACTTGTCCTGGCTGCTGGATAGAATAGAAAGCGGAGAAATTGTTTTATAATATCAAAGTAGAATAGTCATGAATGAAGATTTAAAACAGTTGTTAGATAAAGCTGACACACTCAAAGAAGAGTTATCCGCTTTACGTCCATTACCGGAAGATGCGTTGCAAAAGATACAGGACGCCTTAGATATAGAATACACTTACGAAAGTAACCGAATCGAAGGTAATACCCTTACATTGCAGGAAACCGCCTTAGTGGTAAATGAAGGCGTTACCATATCCGGCAAGTCTATGCGTGAACATTTGGAAGCTATCAATCATAGCGAAGCTATTGATTATATCAAAGATATAGCGAAGAAGGATATAGAGATAAGCGAACGCACTATCAAAGAAATACATGCTCTTATCTTGCATGGAATAGATCGTGAAAATGCCGGGCGGTATCGCACCGTTCCCGTTATGATTTCCGGTAGTACCCACATGCCGCCACAACCTTATCTAATACAGAAACAAATGGAGGATTTTATGATAAAGTACCGACAGATGGAGGAAGAAAAAGTACATTCGGTACTTATAGCCGCATATCTTCACGACGAACTTGTACGTATTCATCCGTTTATTGATGGAAACGGGCGAACGTCACGTTTATTGATGAATCTTTATCTTTTACGGAATGGGTATACATTGGTTACTTTAAAAGGTAGCAATGAGGATAAAATAAGTTATTATAAAGCACTGGAAGAATCTCATACAGAGAATAAGCCGGAAGCCTTTCAAAAACTTGTTGTTGAGGCCGAAATAGCCTCTTTGCAAAGATATTTGTCTATAATGCAATAGGGTATGAATACAAATGAAATAGATAAATTGAGCTTTTGCAAAGCTCATGCCTTGTTTGAAACTGGAGATATAGATCGTATTGAGGTGGGAACCGTAAAAGGATTGTGTGACATACACCGTTATTTGTTCGATGGGTTGTACAGGTTTGCTGGACAGGTGCGTACGTTGAATATAGTAAAGGGAAACTTTCGTTTTGCTAATTGTATGTATCTTGATGTGATGCTCCCAGTAATAGAAAAGATGCCGGAAACGAAATTTGAGGAAATCATTGCTAAATATATATGATTGTAGCCATATCCGAAGAATTGCTGTTTAAGCTAGTAGAATTTGCAGAAAATCTGGGTCGTAAAAAAGAACGGATCAACTCCTTTAAAGAATCTCAATTTATATCTCAAAATCAGGCACATATCCGGTATGGCAAAGGAAATGTTACTAAATGGGTAAAAGCTGGCATAGTGAAGAAATATAAAGATGCTGATGGAAAGTTACGTTCCGGCGTTCGTTATGATGTGCTTGACCTGGAATCAGCCGCTTTTAAATGTAATTATATGAAAGAACTTTCCCCTTTGGCAAAGGCTGAAATGAGAGAAATAATAAGCCCCGTTCCTTGATTGGTTCGGGACTTTTGTTTATACTTAGCCATTAAAACTATAATTTATATTCATCGTTCAGACGTTTTATGACTCTTTTTATTGTTGAGGCTGATAGCTTATGCTTGTTTGAAAGAAAGTCCCGAATTTCGGCTTTTTTTCGTCCTTCTGCAAGCATATCTCTATACTCATAGAACATATCAAGATACATTATATCATCTGCGCTCACTCCGTTTCTGTTCATTGTAGCAAGTAGAAAGCGGCTTGATGCTAAAACCTCATATACTTTCATCTGCTTTGGGAATATAAGGTAAGAAATCAAAGCCTTTAAACTCTTTACTGTTGATGGTATGAGTTACCTTTTGTTTATCAGAAAGACCTATAATTCGGGAAACTATATTGGGATTAAACGCACCAACAATAGCACCTTCTAATTGTTGTGTCCTGATGACATTCTCTATGCGTGTAATGACTACGGAAAAATCTTCATGACTACCTTTTTTAAAATCGTTCCAAAAGGACTTACTAACATCTAAATAAGCCATTAACCCGGTCAGAGAGTAAGGACGTTGTGTAGGGTTTTCTTCTTTTTCCTTTATTTCTCCTTTCGTTTTATTCTTGATTACTTTCCATGGAGTCCTGTCACAATAGGCAAAATACTCACAGGCTGCTTCCCACAACTGTTCAGGAGAAGCAAAACGCTTGCTTCTCCCATGCTTATTTCTCAACTTCCAAAATTGGTTTCCTTTAGGTGCAGACATAACTAATGTTCTTTTAATTGTTTGATTAAATCCGCTTCTTCCTGGTTCTTGACTACAACGGTCAATCCTGTAGAAACTTCTCCTGAATGCTCGGTGTTCTGTTTGTTCTTCCATCTATCAGGAGCAAGGTTTGTAAGAAGGAATATACCAGCTCCCACATTAGGCTCAACACGGACATTTTTTCTTACTTCCTTTTTCAACTTCTTTTTCTTGCCTTCCATATAGTATTCGGAAGAAACCTGTTCGTATTCATACCCAATGGCAGACCTTGCAAGGGAAGAAACAACATTGCGTTCTAACCCGTTTTTGAAATCTTCTTTCGCTTTTTTTATAGCAGTTCCGAAAGTTTCATTTTCCATCCATCGGTAATAGGTACTCTTTCCGATTCCCATTACATTACAAAAATCAATAAGCTTTGTACCACCATAATCTATAAGCCCGTTCTCACATACCCAGTCAACACACTTTTGAATTATCTGTTCATTAAATTTTGCCATATCTTCAATAGTCTTTTATATTTAGTCATTAAATTACAAATCTCCTAGATGATCCAGAGCTTCGTCCGGTATTTCCATATTTATAGCCTCCTCCATAGAGATGGAATGTCCCAAATACTCTTCTAAAAGCATTTTTCTAGTTTGATTGGCCTGTTCGGTAATGCTCCGAATCTTTTCTTCTACATTTTCTTCCATGTCATTATAATTTTAAAAGTTTGCACTCGCATATATCATTCTCATTAGTCTTTATCTCTATGATAGCCAAATAACAGCCATATTGTGCTAGATAAACCGGTACATCCATCTCTAAATCTCGTAACTCGATACTGTTGAGACGGATATACTCGGTCACTACCTTTGCATCATTGATTAGTCCTTTGTACGTCTGGTAGTTATTTGCAATCAAGGTAGTCCATTCTAGCCCTTTGAATACTCCTTTTGTACCGTCAAGAAGCAATATTCGGGGATTTGTTTTATTGTATTGTAACTCCCCGTTTTCGTTGTAGGAATACATAGGGATATAAGCTACTCCGTTCTTTGTATCGCAAGCGGAGAAAGGCAGTTTAATAGCATCACGTTCGTAATCTATCGTGGCATCATTGACCTGTATATTTCCATCGTAATCCCCTTTTACCTTATCATCTTCTTTATACCGGAATCTGTTATTTTGAGCTATATTGTCAAGAGTATATTTAAGGCTTCGTGGAGTTGCACTCCTATAAGCCATAATAACACGGTTAGTCCAATCTACAGCTTTAGATTTGTTTGCAGACAGATTATCGAAGGGAATAAACTTGATTCCATTTACGCCATCCGGTAAGGCAAACAGACCAACCATTGAGGCAATGGCCTTGATAAAGTCTATTTGTTTAACATCAGGAAGATTGGGAACTAAGGGAAGTTTCTCTCCAAAAAGAACTTCACCTCTAGCTGATAATGTAAGATTCAAATCGGTATATTGAGATGCCGTAGTAGTTGTATCATTCGTGTTTAACACAAAGAATAATGTATCTTCTTGTTTTAGTGATACTGTTGCATCAATGTTAAATCCTGCATTATATTGCTTATTGCCAATTTCCTGAAATGATGTCGGCTTTATAGAATGCACGAGAGATTCATTAACCCGTATTTCCAAATATACTTTATCGATATTACTTGGATTGTACGCCATTGTAAATGTTGTAAGAACAATCCCCTTTACTTTAGTATTTACTGAATCATGGGAAGATGAAAAACCTCTAGTTGTTAATGTTCTAAAAGGTGATACAGAAGATTGATATGTAAATTCCCTTATATTTCCGTACTTAAGTTGAGTACTATCTCCATTGAATTTGATATTAAGACCTATATTTCCGGATAATTGGGTACTTCCTCCTGTTAATTGTTCCCTGGATACTCCATCTCCTGTAAAATTGATTCTATATTTGTCATACAATTTTTGTGAATCATTCCTTGTCAAAAGAGGAATAATCATTTTGTTTATGATAGTAAGCTTGTCAGACGGAAAATTAAACGTCACTCCGTTTTCTTCCTGAATCTTATCGAGTATCCACCAAACAGGTATTACCGGATGATACCACACATTCGGATCATCAGAGTTAAACCCGTAGTCAATAAGAGGAAACTGTACTGAATTGCTTCCTTTATTATTCCACACTACCCAATCTGTACCCTCAACTGTTCCATATTTCAAATCCGTCAATTTTTTACCATCGTTTACTACACTGGCGAAGTTAGTGACATTACCCCAAATTAAAGCTATCTCTATAAATTCTCCGGTTTCAAGTAATACTACAATTGCATCTTTGATTATCTCAATACCATTTCGCAATAATGTACCTTTATGTTTTAGATAAGGATAACGGCTTGTTGAGCTCGGCATGTGAGAACACTCAATCAAAGCAAGATTTCTCGCTGTTTTCGGTAGCTTGATAGTATAGCTGCTATTACTTACGATCTTACTAATATCGGTTAGCAAATTACTTTTATAACTCAAAGTAATATCCGTTTTACCTAGATCAACCTTTGTATTATTGATGTATAATTCGTCTCTTATCATAATCATATTTTTATTTATGCCGGGTAGATCGTCCGAAGCAGACCTACCCGGTATTGGGTTATACAATCTTTGCCAACACTTTAATTAACTCTTTTGCTGATTCGTTAGTCAGACATACGGAGATGGTTCCATCCTCCGCAATATCGTCCGCCTCCAGATTACCGATCTCGAAAATTAGTTCATCGATATGTACGCCATCTTCTTTGGCATGATGAACGGAAAAATCGTGTCCTGAAAAGTTATGTAATGACAGCCCGTTTTCCGGTACTCTCTCCGTACTAAGCTTTAGTAAACGGATTGCCAGATTTACAGCTTCTTCCTTACTGATACTACATACCAAATCGTTATCTTCTGTCAAATCTGATTCAGGATCAATTCCTTCAAAAAGAAAAGTAATCTGTTCGGGCAACTTCTCCTTTCCCTTGTGCGTAATGGCGCACGGTGATGTCTTTTGTATACTGAAATTTAAACCGTCTTGGTTCTCGATCGAATAAACTTTTTTTCTCATAATGTTAAAATTTTGATTGTTAATAATTTATTTAGTTGAGCAGTGCTCTATTAATTGCCTTTATTTGGTCTAATGTTTACGTCTAAACGATTTTCTCCACAAAGATGAATATCTCATCATCTCACAAAAGAAAATGGCTTAAATCGTCTTATTTTGGCTGAATATATTTTATCTGTCAAATTTCGGTAGTTCATTCTCTTCTTACTTCACATTCAAAACCTAGGTTTCTTAATTCATTCATCCGGTATTCTTGTAAAGGTCTGGGCTTTTCCTCCGGCCTTTTCACTTCGATAAACGATGCTTTCCCGTTCTTTAGGCATAGCAGGTCAGGAATACCCGGCTTATTCGTGAGAATCAATTTAACCACGTAATAACCTTCTGCCTCTAACCGTTTGATGATGCGAGCCTGTATTTTACTTTCTAGTTCTGCCATAGTACGAAAGTGTAAAGTCTTGCTTTCCGTGTACCGCTTCCAGTATCTTGTTTTCAATCCCGCAGTCAGAGCAAAGAAAGTAAACGTCTGCCGGGCTGGTGCGTTCTTTTGAAACTAGGCGGTTCTTGCCTTGCTCGTATGATAGATAACTAAATTCGAGATTAAAGAAAATCAAAGCGTCGGCTGTATCAAGTCTCACGCCTTCACGTGCCCGACGAACTTGCGATATAAAGACTTTATTTGATGAGGCTTGAAACTCTTCCGGGCTGTCTGTCCATTCCGGGAAGACAGACTGCAATAACTCCGCTTCGGATTGGTACACGTAAAACAATGCAATTTTCTGATCTAGGAAATAACTCTTCACAAAATCCGCCTTACTGCTGTCAAATATCAAATGCTCGCCATTCTCGGAAATTACACTCCCGGAAGATAGTTGATGTAATTTAGTCAAAAGCTTTGCCGGTGAATCTCCTAGAACAGTATAGCCGTTGATGTCTACAACCAAATCGTTTTGTAATCTTCTGATATATTCTCCGGTCCTGTTTTCCATCTGTACCTGCAATATGTGCTCGTTGATATTCACCTCAAATCCCGCCTGTTCTTGGGAGTAAGAGATAAACAGGTTTCTAGTATCATTGTCTATCTTTGGTTTGTTTGCACATGAGTAGTCGTTTATGAGATACCCGTTTACTTTCTTCTGCCGTGTGTATACGTACTCTTTCGCCCATTTATAGAAACTTTTATAGTTTTTCCACGGTGATTTGCTGCATACCCAGAATTGGTGATACAGTTGTGAATAGCTTTCGGGTGAAGGTGTACCGGACAAATAAAGCACGGGCAAACCTTCGCAAATGGTTCTTATCTCCTGTGTACGCTTGCTTGGCTTGGGATATGCTCCAAGTGAATGAGCTTCATCAATTATCACAAGGTCGTACTTTCCTGTTACCTTGTGGCTGCTTTCAAAATTGACAACTTCCAGTTTAAAAGACGGCTGTAGTGCGATATAGTCGCTTTTTACGCTGGGGATGGCTTTTAGTTTGGTGATGAATAAAACACTTTTTGCATTGAATTTATCAGCGGCATATAAAGCCGTGAGCGTTTTCCCCGTCCGACATTCCATTGACAGGTAGCAGCATCCGAAAGCCATTAGCTTGTTGCCTGCCTGGATAGCTATGTTATTTTGATATTCTCTTAGTTTCATAGATTTTTCTTTGTTTTATTGAACATGAATGAAGGAATATATTTCCCTATGTTTTCATTGATGATTTGTTGTCTTTTCCTGTACTTCTGTATTTTTTTACCGTAGAGTGTTATTTTCCCTCGGTATAGTGGTTTCCCGTACTTTTTGCGTGGATCATCCAACTTGCCTAACTTGCGGAAGAATATATTTTGCTTATTTTCCATTTGGACGCTATAGACATGATTAAATGCGTACCGGCTTGCTATAATATTCCCGTCTAAAAATAGTTTTCGACATTTGCGCCTTGTGCATGGACAAACAAAATACCACACATAGCCCTGTCCTAAATTACTGGGCTCTTTTCTTAACTCTATCTTTTCCTGCTTTCTCTTCCCGTTATACACCCATATAAAGGCGCATATCTGTTCCTCTAGCGAGAAAACGATAGTGTATTGCACCCCGTTAGCGGTAAAACTTGCCGATCCTTCAGAAAGCCTGAACAGCTCTTTTAGGTCTGATAGTGCAATGTGCGGATTATGATCTATTATTGTTTTCATCTTTCTCAATCTACTAAATACTTAGACAATAAAATCAATGTTCATTAGAAAGGGTTGTTTTCTGTATAACCTTTCGTATCGTAGTCGAATATCTTTGTAAGGGAACCGTTATGCTTGAATTTGACAGTTCCGACAGAACCGTTTCGATGTTTGGCTATAAGCAATTCACCATAGTTGTAAACCTCATGCCCGGATGAATCCTTTACACTGATTCCGTAATATTCCGGACGATGAACGAATATAACCATGTCCGCATCCTGTTCAATGGCTCCCGATTCCCGAAGGTCTGCAAGAATAGGTTTTTTATCCTGTCGCTTGTCTACTTCCCGGTTGAGTTGTGACAGAAGGATAACAGGCACATTCAATTCTTTAGCGATAATCTTTGCTTCCCGGGACATCCGGGCTATTTCCTGTTCTCTGTTTCTTGTCCCATTTGAGCTTTCGGTTATCAGCTGTAGATAGTCTATTATCACCATCCCACAGTTATTTTGCTGATGATATGAACGACACATCGCACGGATGTAACTCATACCTATAGCTGCATTATCGTTTATTGTTATCGGCAAACTGTATAAAGTTCCCCCTATCGCCTTATCTATTTGCTGTAGCTCATCTTGGCTTATATTGCCAGACCTTAATTTGCTGGGGTGTACATTGGATTCTGAAGCAATGAAACGTTCATACAGGCTGACAGAATCCATTTCTAAAGAGAAAATGACTACCGGAATACCTTGTCTAGCTGCTGACTTTCCAAAATGTAGGGATACAGCAGTTTTTCCCATGGCTGGGCGTGCAGCCAATACTATCAACTCGCCACCGTGCCAACCGGAATTCATATCGTTAAGGTCTTGTAGCCCGGTTGTTATTCCTGTCTGTTTCCCACTACTATACAATCCCATCTTCCTCTCTATGTTTTTTAATGCGGATTGTGCAATGTCTTTAAATGACTGGGATTCGCTTTGCCCGATTAAATCCTGCTGCATTCGCTCCAGTGCTTTCCCCGCATTGAAAAGGACATCTCCGATATCTTCCGTATCGTCATAGGCTTGTTGTTGGAGTATATGGGATAATTCAATGGCCTTCCGTTGCAGGTATTTCTGCTTTACCATCAGGGCATGTTCTACAACATGAAATGAATCATACCCATAATTGGAAGTTTCTGCGATGAAATGGAGTGGCACTTCGTCAATCTTACCCATTGAACGGATTTCATTTGATACCGATACTATGTCACACGGTTTATTGTTTGCATAAAGCGACTGGATAGCATCATACAATACAGCGTACCGGTTATCATAAAACATATCTTTATTCAGTTCGGGAGATATGGCATCGAATACTTTGTCACCGCCAAAGCTAAGAAGTGAACCGATAACGGCTTGTTCTGCTTCAGGTGCGTTCGGCATTCCCTTAATTGGGGACGGTGTATACTTGTTTGTTTTCATCCTGTACCTCCTTTCTTCCGTGATTCTGCCACCAATAAGTAAACCTTCTCTTTGCGTCTGATATGTTTGATATGCTCCGTTCCTCTCCGATTGAAACGATATAAGCAATGAACTTATCTAATTGGTCGGGAAGCATAGAAATAAAAGACACGCCTAAAGTAGACTGCATACAAACAGATTCTTTCCATGTTTCGTCAGATAGTAGTTGCTCTTTGATTGATTGGGGATTGAAAACTTTATTAGCTTCCTCTCTCTCACTCACACTCTCGCTCTCACTCACACTCTCGTTCGCACTCTCTACCAAATGAGAGAGAGTAAGAGAGAGAGTATCATTTACATTAACATTATCATTTACATTAACAGCTAGATTTGCTTGGCTTTGCTTAGCATCTTTAGCATTTGCTAAGTTTGCTAGGTTTTGCTTAGCACTTGCTGCCTTTTGCTTACCTCCTTTACTTCCGGCTTCTATGCGCTTGGTTTTGATTTCGTTCCACTTTTTATTGTTTTCATCGATATGCATTCGGAAGAACTTAAAAGCCAATAGTACAACAGGTGGTAGATTGTTAGTGCTCCCGGTTGACGCATATTCAAAAATAGCATCAAACAACATACCTTTTTCTTCCAAAGATAAATCTTTAACTGGTTCGTAGTCAGAGAGGTATAATAAAATACTATTTTTATCCATTGGGGTGATCCTCCTTTCTTTTTTTCAACGTTTGAAACTCATCTCTCCATCTGTTTAACATTGGACGAAGTTTCTCAAAAGCATCTTTCCGGCATCCTCTTATACGAGGCTCTTTTTCAGAAAAAACATACTTCGTTACTGCATTATTTACTTTTTGAAAGTCTTTGTATGAAAGGGAATCCATTACTTTCTGGTATAGCTTGGAATCTTCATCATTCATTTTGTACCTCCTTCCCAGTCAATAGACATTTGCCGTTTGTCCGGCTCTAACCAGTATAGTTTTCTTTTATCGTCCAAACGAACGTCTTTTATGTTCCATCCTTCTTTTCTAAGGTCGGATATGACTTTCCGGCTATCGTTTCCGCCAGTAAGGGTGTTTAAATCTTTACTAGTGTACTTGCCACCATCTAAGAATAGTTTGCGAATCTGTTGTTTGATTCGAGATGATTTGCTATCTTTGCTCCTGTTGTTGAGGAGATTGGCGGTCGTGGAGGCTGCCTTTTTCTTTTCTTCCATAGTCAGCCCCTTTCTTATTTAGTAGTATCTATGTAGTGATCCTCCATGAATTTTTCTAAGTCGGCACGTTTTACATAGATTTTTCGTCCGAACTGGCTGAAAGGGATTCTTCTTTCATCTCGATAGGTTTGCCAAGTTTTAGCCGATATTCCAAGTCTTTTTCTTACTTGGGTGGATTCTATCCATTGGCTATTAACTTCTTCTTCTGATTTCTTTTGAAGAAGGCTTTTTACTTCTCTTACTTCGTCCATCAATCCATTAAGAAAAGATTGTGGAACTACCGCCATTGATAGGGAAGCCGGTGCATTACTTTCATTTACCATTGCATCATATATTTACAGGTTAAAACTTAATTCTGATTGCTGTGATGCAAATGTAATATGGTGTAATTATTTGATTGATAATGTTTTGTAGAACTTAATCGTAGAAAGTGATACACCATAATGTTCTAAAAATGGAACATTATGGTGTACAAAAAGCCTATTAATATTCTATTATTAGAACATTAATAGGACTGTATTTATTATTTATGTTCTATTTAGTATGACATCTGGTAATTGGTATCTGATTTGATAACTAATTTATAGTTTGTACACTCATCAAATAACCTTTTCATGTATTGAATATTAGCGTATTTGTTTGTTTTGTTCCATCCGTTTTTTATTTCATCTTCAATAAAGCCCCAATGATCTAAACATTCATATGCATATCCTAGATGTTCATGTTTTTTTTTGCAACCATATTTTATAAAGACTAACAATGCAGAGTATTGTCTTTCATTGGTTCTTGGGGCGCCCTTTCTTTGTTTAGCTTTTATCCGATCTTTTAACTCGTTTATAGTCTCTTGAATTTGTTCGATGGTAATCTCTCTTTTTAAATAAGATCCTGATCTATAATATTCTATCATATCATCGTCGATGTCATCATAGCTATATCCACCCGCTATTTCTTCTGCACTTAGTCCAGCTTCTATCGCATATTCTCTCCAATAGTTATCTATAAAGTCATGCACATCTTCGGATAAATCGCATTCAAGTATTTCTCTTGCTTCATCGTAGGTCATAGGACTAGAATCTAAATCGGCATCTTTATATTCAGATTCTAATGCCATTTCTATTTTTTGCTTTAAAAAAGTGGGGAGTTTGCATCTTTTTTTTGCACTGCTGATGATTATTCCGTTTGTGTCTGTTTTACATACTAATAAGGCAGTAGCGATTTCTAGCTCTTTCTGAAGGTGAGCTAATACTTCTTTCCTTCTTGATTCGTTTAAAAATTCAACATTTGCATACCTTATTTGTGATAGTGCTTGATAGATATCTTTTGCATATTCTTCAAATGGGGATTTTAACAAAATACGTAAAAAGGATTCTTGATGCTGCTCATCTTCCTTTTCAATTTTTTCAAACTCTTCAGGGGGGAGGGTAAAATTGATTTTTCTTTTCCCTCCAGTAACCAATAGGGTGTCTTTGGGAGGGTATATGAATCTTTTTCTCATGGCCGCTTCAAATGCAAGCTCTGCTATTTTTTTGTTCGTTTCATCTTCCATATCTATATCTTTTTATTTTTCAATTCTTTTAAGTATATCCCTTAATTTATCAGGAGCGATCTCCTGAAGTTGTTTTATTAATAATTCTTCATCAATATTGTTGGTGTCAAATACTTGTTTCATTGTTGCATCTTGACTTGTTGTATCAAATTTCGAAAGATATGTTTCTGTTATCTTTAAACTAGTATGTCCTAGAGCTTTGCTGATGTCATAAACGTTGGCTTTCTTCTGTCTCGCTATATTAGCAAATGAATGTCGGGCTATATGCATGGAAATCTTCTTTTCGATTCCCGCCAATGTTGCTAATTTTCCTAGATACTTGTTTAATAAACTGTTTTTACTGTTGGTATGTTGAAGCAACATCTTCTTTAATTCATAGGGGAGTTGCTCTTTTTCTTCCCAGGTGGCAGCTTTTGCGTATGGCGCTTTATTATCAAGCAGAGGAAAAATATACTTCGATGTTCGGCTATTCAAGTCTACGTATTTCGTAATAATAGCCATTGATTCAGGAAGTAGAAGTATTTCTTTTAATGTTCCAGTTTTGTCCATGCGATAGCTTATCCGCCATCTTCCATTTTCGTATATTATATTATTCTCCCTTAATTGTATTAAATCCCCAGCTCTCATCCCAGCGCAGTAAAAAGCTAATAGAAAACAATTTCTAGTATGCCATATTAAACTGCCTTCTTCTAACTGTAAGGCTTTTAAAGATTCTATTTCTTCAATAGTTAATTTTTCCTTGTTTGTATCAATGGTTTCGCATTCGAAATCATCAAAAGGATTGTTTTTAAGAGATAGACCTTTCTCTCTTAATTCTATTCTTCCTTTATTGTAAAGGCTTTTAAAATTATCGAATTGTTTACTAATAGTATTTGGGTGTAAGGTTAGAGAAGAATTTTTAGAGTTGGGAACTTTCTTTAGATATGCTTTAAACTTGTTTAAGAAAGATAGGTTTATTTCGTTAAAAAGTAAATCCTTCTTTAATCTCTTCAAATATTCTTCTAGTTCTTTCCCGTTGCGTGGGATTAAAGGTATTGCGGTTGGGGTGATCCCGTTTATGAAAAACTTTAATTTATTGAGAAGAGTTATGTATTTGGTGTATGTTCGGTATTCTCCGGCTTCATAGGTACGTTGTGCATATTCTTCTGCATAGCTAATAAAGGAAAAAGAATTTGCTTCTGCATTCATTCCTGATATGATTTTTCCTGATGTAACCGCTCCTTCGATTGCAAGCTCCTGATAGGTTTCTTTGGCTTTCTCTATAGTTTTGGATAGTATCATGTTCCAAGCTTTAGAATTTGGTTCTGAAGGTCTGATCCAATTATCACCTTTGGGGGTAGGATTCCAATCGGATTTTCTGTTAACTTCTATACTGGTCTTTAGCTTTTTCCTGATTCCGTTTACTGTCACCCGTAGAAAGACGGAATATTTTCCATTTCTTGACGGCTTATCATTTAACTCAAATCTATAAGTTGCCAT